ATGAAAGCACCTACCTACCTTCGTGTTGATGTCACATACAAGTCTGATGGCACCATCGTCCCCAACACTATCTACTGGACAGACTGCACACCCTATGTCATTGACCGCATTCTTGATGTCCGTCCTGGCTCCAGCCTCAAGCATGGCGGCGCTGGCCTGCGGTACAAGGTGCGCATCCAGGATCATGAAAGGGAGCTGTTTCTGGTGGAGAACAAGTGGTTCATAGAGGAAAAAGATTAGTACGATAGCGTTCAGCGGCCGGCTGGGCGCTTTTTGTTGCACTATAGAATTGTTCATGCTATAATTTGGTAAAAGAATGAGATCGTAGACTTTCACGACACTGACGATATGATGATAGAAAGGGCAGAAAAGCTATGCTGTGGGCGATCGCGGCGTATATACTTCAAGGAATCATATGCGCTTCGTTGAGCGACGGACTTTCAAAGCGTAAGGGATACATAGGGGCTAGGTTTGCAACGCTGGGGTTCTTTTTCGGTATCTTTGGACTGTTATATGCAGTTGGGCTTCCGCTTGAAAGAGATGACGATATTGAACGAATACGCAATCCCAAAAATGTATCTACAGAATGAAATAAAAATTCGCCCGGCTCATCACCAAGGGCGTCTCGCATTACCAGCTCATAGCCGCCACAAGCATCTAAATTTATGGCGTTTCAGAGAATCACACCGAGAATGCTCATGTAGTTAAAATATTGATATACAAGCCATTATATGGTATACTGACTAAAAGGAGGGATTACCATGAGCCCAGAGCAACAGGTAAAGGCCCTGCAAGCAGTTCTAGAGCACGGGAAACATTACACATTGCCAGAGATTTTAGACGTCGTAAAAACCATAACAGGAAACGACAAACTTATAAACAACACCCTAGAAAGCCTTTACAAGGACGGTGTCATTCTCGCACACTATGGAAACAAACCGGAAGAAGCAATACGTATTGATTTTTACACTCATCCAGATATTCCTGATGATGGATTACCGATCGACATAACAAAAGTTAAGATTCGGAAAGTTGAAATTGTATAGCTGAACAGTAAACCTCCGGCACATCACCGGGGGTTGCTTATTCAGGTTTTTCGGCACGCTGTGTCAGTCTTCTACCTTTCAAAGACCGGTCACACATTCAGTTGACGTTTCTCTGATTTTCTGTAAAACAGTTGAGAGCGGTACATATCAATTATAGTACACTTTAGGTGCGAAACTGGAAAGCGATGTTGGCCTCAAACACGGTGACATCGTGCCACAAGTACCTGTGCCGTATCCATGGCCGCTAAAGAGCACTGTTCATGGTACAGACTAGATTGTTTTTCGAGGAAATGGACCCGACGCAGCAATAGTGCCGGGTTTTGAAGCATTCTAAATTTATTGCTTAAAAAGGTGAGCGCTTTCTCCTTTATTTCAACATGTTGTTAATCATCTTGATATCTGTAAAAATTGATAATATAATACCAAAAGATGAAATGAGGTGTGGCATATGGCCTTGAACAAAAATGATGATGGTAAATGGGTTAATATTTTTGTGGTTGTTTACGTATTCGTACTTATTGTATTGGTGATAGCTATATTGGTTAGTGCATTAAATATCAGCCTTACGACTAATGAAATAGTGTTGTTTATATCTGCATTAGCAAATATCGCAACTATAACCGGAGCATTTCTCATCTACAAACAAATTAAGCAGGCGACAAAAAGCTCAGATGCACAATTATCACAAGCTAATGTGATTCATGAAGAAAGTAGTAAGCATATGACCATTCGTGAATCTGTAGCTATAGCAAAACTATTTCAAGAAAAAATTGTGACTTTAATATGCATTATAACTGATATATACTTTAGTTCTTCCTTAAAGGAATTTGCGGACAATAGGCTATCGGATAAAAATATATATGATTTTGAAGAAAAGGAAGCAACGGCACTTTTTGGGCCTGACTGTTTAGAAAGACATAATAATGCCCTATTAAATTTAGATGCAAAGTTAGCATATGGTTTTTTATGTGCCCATTTACCAAATGATCACTCTTTACAATCCATCAAAATTAAAGAAGATGGTTCATTAGATAAAAATCAAGTATTTGAAATTAGGTCAACATTTTTCAATATGATAAGCGATGCGTTGAACACACTAGAATGGATAGCTATGTTACTTAATACGGGTGCTGCTAATGATGATGTGATCTACCAATCTTTACATCAAAAACTACTGCCATTTATTAGGTTGAACTATTTCAGTATATCTTCATGTAACAAAGGATCAAATCCTGTTGATAAATTCTACTGTAATCTACTAGAATTATATAATAGGTGGAATAGTAAAAGACTAGAAAAGTTAAATGAAATTGAACTGGCAGAAAAAGAAAGAGCTGATATTATGCAAACAACAGAAGCTCGCTTGCAAAAAATCGAACATGATACTAGAAAAAGGATAGTTGTAAATCCACCCAATGTAAAGCAAGCAGGCTCTTCGTGAGAAGAGCCTGCATTTGGTTTAGCCTTTTTCCTTTTTCAGTCGGTCTAATATTTCTCGTTGCCTCAAAATCTCTTTTTCATCAATGTTGGTATCCGGAGAAAGATTCTTGATTTGAGGGAACATTTTTCATGCCTCCTTTTAAATCAAAAGCTATAAACTTTTGACTAATACTATGATATCAAATTGCTTGAAAAAAGTCTACAGAAAATGCTCAAGTAATTCGCTTTAAAATTCATTGATTTATCAGTACGATTATATCATTGAAAATAGTACTGTCAATAGCAAAAATTTTTTCTGCTAATTTGCACAATTACACATTGAATAAGCACTTAATTACGCAGAATTTGCGAAAGCAAAAGGAATCCTTGGGGATAGCCAATGGCCTTTATTAGGTCATTCGGTTTGTTTGATAGACGATCAGATTTCGCCTGCTCCAAGGCGAACCGCTATCGGAGGATGTCTCTGCCCAGGGCCTGAGCCTCAACACCTTTATCGTGCAGCAATTGATAGGGCAGTGGAAGAAGCCAAAAAAGAAAATAGCCCCGCCCTGCACTTTTACAGGACGGGGCTTCTATTTGGTTCAAAACCCTTCCGGATTCGTGGGGTTGTTCAGTACCCCGAACGCCACCAGCAGGGACAGTATCAGATCCACAACGGTTTGCGCCCAGGATTGCGTGATATTCAGGGCGTCATACAGCCCCAGCTGGCCTAGCAGCATCAGCATCGTGGCGGCTAGTCCGGCCCAGGTAACTTTCGACTTCCAACGATTTTGATCCATGATGATTCCGCCTTTCATTTTATGGAATGCATTTGATATTCCTACCCCGGCCGCTTATCGGTCGGGTGGGTGCATGTTTATGTGGTCTTCCAAGCGCCCCTCGACTCTGGCCACGCGCTCGGACAGTCGGCCAAAGTTCTCACGCGTGGCCCGTTGCTCGATCTTGATATCGTCCACGCCGCGCTTGATGTACTCAATGTCGATTTGTAGCCCGGCGCCCGCCCCAGCCTCCTGGACTACGTCTTTGTGCTTTGTATACCGCCATGTCATCACGCCCAGGATGATGCTGGCCACCACACCCACGGCCCCCAGGATCCCGCCAAGAATACCTATGATCAGTCCTGCTTGTTGCATTGGTTTCATCCCCCGGCTTATAATGAGGCATTAAAAAAGGCCCCTCACGGCCTTATACAGGGCTCGCGCGGCAGATGTGACAATCACCCCACCGCCTTTGTCGAGCCTGGATGGGCGGCCAGCATCGCGTCAGCTTGTGCCAGGCTGAGGCCCGGTACGGTGACGGTGTACCGGTCATCTGCAGGTGGTGTTACATCCGGATTTTTTAACAATGCCGCCCATGTGGACGGGCCGCAAATGCCGTCCACGGTGAGACCTTGTAGCCCTTGGAAGGTGCGCAGGGCGGTATCCGTCAGCGGTCCGAAGATACCGTCAGCCTTGATCTGTGTCCCGTGTACGATAAGCCTTCCCTGCATCTCGGCCACGGTGGGCCCTTTCGCACCCTTTCGGATGGTATCATGGCTATTGTCGATAGGTACCGGTGTAGTAGGCATAGTGGTCTCCCCTTCCTCGTCCAGGCCTCTGAATTTTGCCCAGTGTGTAAATGACCGGCCTATCATGGATCGCCGCACAACGCCGTATTGATGCCCATGGGCTTCCGCCTCGGTGCCATCTCCAAGGCATATGGCGGTATGCTCCGTGACGCCGTTGACAACCCTGTGGAGCACTAACCCCTTGCTATTTGCCGGTAAGGTATCTATCGTCCCTTGAGCCTCCCATATGTCTTGTTTTCGCTGGCTGGATGCCCCGGACACAAGCTTATACCCGGCTGCCGCTGCGCACACTCTGACGAGTTGAGCGCAATCATAACATTTTTTACCCAACCACTGCGGGCCGTATTTGCGTATCTTGTCAGCATAGGCGGAGTAGGCTTTGGCCTGGGCATCAAGGCGGGCCTGAGTGCAAACCCAGCCCGTTGCCCCCATGACGTAGCCACATGTAACCTTAGCTGCAGGCGGAGTGCCAATATAGGCGTCTACAGGGCACCTATCGATTGCCGCCTGTACGATCAAATCTCGCTTATTCATCAGATCAGTTCACCTCCAAATAAAAGGAACGGTCTCACCGCCCCTGCATAGGATAATATGGCTCATGAGCAATCCTCCGCCTGCAGGCACAACGGAACAATCCCATTTTCGTTGTGCCTGCGGGTTTTTGTTGCCCTTACCTCCAATTTAAAAGGTTGCATCCGTTATAGACGCAACCTTTATTTACCGGTCTTCTGGGCTTCCGGTGCAGCGGGCTGTGAGGTAATGGGGGAAGCAGGCGTAGAAACTGGCTCGGGCGGCTTTATGTCTGCTGCCGCTACGGTTTGGATCATGTCTTGCACCTGTATGACCTGCTGTTGAGCTGTAACAAACGGGCCTGTGACTTCAACCATTTGGAGAAGCTGGAGTAGTTGATTCTTCTGTTGCTGGCTATCCAAGATCATTTGAGTCTCTCCTTTCGTAATGGGAACTGATTTTTGTATTTCGAAAAGCGCACCTTAGGTAGTCGTTTTCTCTGCCTCAAGCTGCGCGATTCTTTGAAGTAGGGCATCTTCTCGTTCTTCGGCGGTTACGGTTTGAATGAAAACGGTTTGATAACGATAAATGGCACCAAATCCGCGCTGTAATGACGCTACATAGTCACCTTCTGGGCCTGTATCGATTACCTCCCAGTCGTTGTTCTGCATTGAAGAAATTTCTTCATCGGTAAGCGGCACGTCCGTGGATACCCTCAACGTGGGTCTTAACTTGCCGTCATTGTTATACTCTTTTTCTCCGTAGATTTCCCTGACCTGAATTTCCCGCCCTCCTGCAATGATTATCATACAATGATCTCCTTTCATCATCCGTGACCACCCTGTGCCTGTCTGATAATTCCGCCATTCTTAACAAAAACTCGCGCTTCTCGCCTTATGATTCCTCCACTCCTTACGAATGGGGTTGAATAGCGCAACACGCCTCCACTTTTCACTATTATGGGTAAAGGAACCCATTCATAGGTAACGGTCAAATAACCTGTTGTATTGGTTCTGATCGTTATGCCGTTACCAGAGCCGCCGCTCCGATGCACGTGGAACGTAAATTGTAACCCCGCAATGGCTAAAAAACGATCATCAAAAGAGGTAAGCGAAACTGTTTCAGTGTGAAAGGAACCGTTATTTGAGAAAAGGCTTGTGTTAAACGTGCCAACATATCCAGGAACACCAAGATCAAGGTACACGGATGATACATATGTTGCTATGTTAGTAAGGGTAAGCGTAACACCCATGACATGGGCAAGTCTGTCCGTTCCACCTGACGAATTAGCGTAAAATACGCCGCCATCGGGAAAGTCGCCAGGTGTCTGAAAGTTTGAAAGATTGATAGTAAGCTGCGGCATATGTCACCTCACCATTGCAAGTATATATCGCCTTCGGCCATGCTCGTTGGGGCTGATGCTTGGCCGTTCGTGATATTTCCAGCATGGTACATCCTTTGCGAGTTGAAATATACATTTGCGTTGTTCGGTGCTATTTTTATGCCATTTGATCCTGTACTTTCATACCCGCCCTGGGTTATAAGTAGCTCCTGAGAGGGATTTGTACCCACAAGCCATTGACCAGTTGTATTCCCAGCTAAGGCGGTTGATGTCCCAAGAGAAAGATGCGACCATGAATTGCTTGCTCTTGATATACGTATACCTTCTGCGTAACCGCCATTATGTGAACTTCCTGGATTAACATGCAATGTTCCGTCGATATTGGGGTTTAACTTTGCAGCGTACTTGTCTGCTAAAGCTGTACCTGCTTCAACCAAACTACCCTTGATTACAAGGTCGCCACCATTATTAAGCCGCATTAGCCATGTATTGATGGCTAAACCCCAAACAAAGTTATCTGTTAATCCCCAGTGACCAACACCAACAGCCCATTGGTTTGAATTATTTGATTGATACAGGATACCTGCCTCGGCGCTTGATCCTAACATCTGCGCGCAATACCATAGATTATTTCTTGCTATGATCAACCCGGCATCAATCGTTGCCTTGCCACTTGCCTGCAAAGATGTAGGAGCAGCGAAAGTGAGTACACCATTACCCTCTATTATTCTGCTGGTAAAATCAAGGGCTGAGTTATTGTAATGGAAATCAATATTGCCTCCATGCCCAGCAGCAGCACCAGGAGCAAATTCAATTGACCCAATACCATAGGGACTTAATCCGGCATCTGACTTCATCGTAGCGATGTTCCCGCGATGGTACACCCGATACTTATTGGCCCCCATGGACCATCCACCGACAAAAAGATCGTTTGTTCCGCCGTCCAAACCAAAATGGACAGCATAGTCATTAGCAACGTGAAGTGAAATTATTGCATCTGCCCCAATCGTGGATTGACGCACTTGTAGAGTATTTATGTAATCGCCATACGAGCCAGATGCACCAGCTGCAACGTCAAAAACATACAATCCTGACGGAAAATTACCGGACGTGATTGCACCAGCCACATGATTATGGGCAGCAGCTGCGGCCCCAATATCGGATAGCACCTGTGCTGGAGTGCGCGGAACAAGCGCACCCGTTCCTGCCCCTTTCAGATAGCTTCCTGCTGCAACAACGTCAAGGCCGGTTCCACCAGACGTTACAGGCCATATGCTGGGTATGACAATGCCCCCGAACCGCTGATCCAGCGTCATACCCTTATAGTAAATCTCCCATTCCGGGTTAACCTCAAAGGCATCTTCACGCACTGCCCGCATGCCTATAGCGACGCCGCGGCCGCCCACACGATAATGCAGCAGCCAGCTTTCCGTGGGTACGATATCCGTTGACTCAAAAGCGTTCAGGGCGTCCGTGAGTGCCACCTTGACAACGTAGCTGGCGCCAGCATCAAACCCGTCTCCAGCCACGTATGGTGTACCGGATGCGATAATGGCCGTAGACAACTGCGCGTAGGCACCGCCTGTATACGGGCGGCGGGAAGTGACCATGGAGGTGATCGAATTCTTCTCATTTACGCTTGCGATTGTGTATGTAGCAGTGACTTTGACATATGTGCCGCTGTCGTTCGGAGTGCCATCCTGGTTGCACCTGATAGCATCAAGGGAGGTAATTTGAGGGTGTGAATAGGCAACAAAGGTTACATTGACATAGGCGGTATTTTTGCGCCCACGGCTATCCTTTACTTCACAGACAAATTGCACAGTCCCTACAGCATTGATAGCTCCGGTGTCAAAAGGACTGCTAGCCCCAGTATACCCGCCACCGGTGATTTTTGTCTCTACAATCGGGCTCCCATATGCCGCTGCCACGCCGTTGGCCGTCAGGCGCACGCCGCTGATCCCCTGGACGTATTCAGCCCAACCAGCCGGCACGCCGTTGTTTATCCTGTCTGCCGTCAGAGAGGTGATGCTTGGTAGTATGGCAGCCCCGGCCTTGATGGTAAACTGCTTCGTTACGCTGCCGGTAATCACACCGCCCATATATGTATCCACGCGCACGGTGGCCAGGCCGCTTTCGGCGTCGGGGATGGCGTCAAGCCAGCTGAGGGGTACAGTCAAACTTTCGGCAAACGGAGTGCTATGGCTGCCACTGTCGCTATGGGATGAGCTATAGTCCTTGTATGCTGTCTGAAACCGCCATGTAATAACATGGTCGGCGTCTGGATGCGTCGGCGTGATCGTGGCCGTGATGGTCTGCCCGGCGTCCAATTCGGTCTTGTCCAAAGAAAAATCAGACTGCGGTATGAAATAATCAATCTCTAGGACGCCGCTCACGTTGTCGCGCAGGTTGATCATATTGCCTGTACTACCGGCACTGGCTCGAACCGTGAACACAATGGGGCCGTCACCCGATTGAGCAAGGGCCGACACAAACTCAGATAAGGCCACAGTTTCGCTGTGTATATCCGAATTCTGAGCAAAATTAACCGTCCTGCCAACGCCGCTGCCCTTTACAAGCTCAAGATAACACTGCGTAGAGTATATGCGGATATTGTTCAGTGTGAGGCGCACAGCCAATACCATGGCATTGGCCACGCCGGTGCCGGAGGCGTACGCCGAAAAAGACGCGCCGGCCTTCAGGTCAGCGTTTTTGTTAGTAAACGACGTTAAGTTGAATTGCATGGTCGGCATTTTATATCACCTCAACCTATCCATTTATCCCCACAGCTGCCGTCGGCCAGTTTAACCCGCGCAACAAATCCCACGGCCAGTTGTTTTCTGATGCTCGCATTCTCAATATCCATGTTATTGTCAGTGATCCGCGTGACCTCGTTGTTATGCTGATCCCTGATGGCCACACGATCGGCAGCCACAAGCACAGATGTAGGCACACCGGTTTTACCGACAATTGCCCCTTCTGCCACCACGCGAAAGGTAGTCTCCTGGACGGTTTTAAAGCCTTTCAAGTCGGATGTATCGCTTTCAAGCCCGGATACCTTGCTTTCAGCCGTGCCGACGCGCACCGTAAGCCCGTCCGCGGCTAACTGTGCAGCTGCAAATTTAGCGCTTACATCGGTTTGCTTCGCTAGTCCCGGCAAGGTGGATTCAACAGTGGTAATTCGGGCAGCACTGGCATTAATCGCCTCGGATGTAAGGCTAAGGTTAGTAGCCACCTCCGTATTCAAATTATCCAGGCCCCCAGATAGCTCCAGGTAAGCATCCTTGACGCTTATGTGCACGCCAACCGATGCCTCAATAATTACTTCCTCACCCAAGACCCCGCGAGGTGTGATGCCAATGCGCCAATGCCAGCTGTTATCAGGGTTTTTGGTGTTTGCAAATGCAACGATGCCCGGTCCATGGTAGACGGCACCATATTCAGAGCTGTCAGGATCGAGGTTTTGGAACAACATTCCCTTGCCCTCGATGACCTCAGCATTTTGATAGCTTGCTGACATCTGCAGGAAAACGCGCATCAAATCAATAGCGCCCTGCAGCCTGTACGCTCTTACGCCTCCGCTGGGTGTGGTGACTGCCTTGATAACCTCGGCGGCGTTCGTGGCGTCGGAAAGGGCCTTATACAGATCCTTCTTGTAGTTGCCAAGTACCACGTTCACGTTGTACCATTCGCCGGTGGCCATATTAAGTTCCCGGTCAAGTTCCATTGCACGGGCCGCAATATCAACGGCAAAGAAATCGTGATGGATAACACTAGAATCGCCTAAGCCAAACTCTTCTAAAGGCTTATATAGAGCGTACTGTACACTGCTTTTAAGCTCCAAAAGATCAATGCTGTATTCCACTTGTGGCACATCCACTGTGGGCAGGTGCAGCTGAGCCTTGGACATTAAGTCTGCGGGAAGATCGTCGTCCGGGAATTCCACACGGCCTTCCAGGGGCATATGGTAGTTGCCGATGTAAGGCGAATCAATATAGTCCTTGCCACCGTTTATGGATTCAAAGGTGGCCCCGCCATACCCTGATACATGCAGCCGGGTAATGGTATCCTCTATGCTTTCGGTGTAATCGATGCCGGCCAGGTTCTTGCCACGGCGGATGGGATAGCGGCGGTCAATTCCTATTTGGGTGCGAATGTTGATGGTCCAGTTGTCCGGCTTAATCTCACCGCCCCAAAGCTTCAGCACCTGTTCCTTCAGCACCCAGAAAGAAGACTTTTGCAGCACGTCCAGATAGTCCAGGATTTCGGTGTTGTCCACGGTACCCACGGTAAACGGCGTGCCGGTCAAGATTAGTGCCAAGGCCGCGCCCTGGGTGATGCCATCCGGGTCTGTCTCGCTGGTTTCAATATTGGTAATCTCTTTCTTGCGTAGATCGTACAGGATGTGCAAGGCATCCACCCGGACCTCGCGGCCGGCCAGCTTATCAGACTTTTTGATACGATAAATTCGGTAAAGCTGCCCTTCAGCGCAAATCAGGTGCCCTTCCTGCAGCAGGTCGTACCCGCGTTTATTGATCGGGTACCGCATCGAAAAAGACATATCGCCGTTGACAGCCAGGTGAGCGCGTGGCTCTATGGCATATGGAAGCCGCCCGAGCCCGGAGGCCAGTCGTTCGGTAACCCAGGCTGCCGGCGTCATGTCGTGGCGGTATACGGTCAAATGTTCCACGGGGTTACCCCCTTTCGATAACCAAAAGTCTGATAGTGGCTGCTAGGTTCTCGCCGGCCACCGCGATTGCGCCGGCGGATTTGATATCAAGCACCGGGAAGTCGCCGACGAATGGCACAGACGTCATTACACCGCCCGCCTTGTGATACACCACCTGCGCGTCGCAGTCGATGTATAGGGTTGTACTGCCGACGGCTTGCCAGTTGATCACCAGCCCGGCGCCTCCACCAACGGCCAGTGTGGTCCATGTGCCCGTGATGGCAAAATACAAGGCAGCCGGGTGGGCGGCCAAATAAGCAACGGAGGGAAGATCACCGGAGTTCGTGCGGGATACGGTTTCGGTGCCGACGGTGATCTGCTCGGGGATGGGCGTGCCGGCAGCTGGGTGCCACCCGACCTGCTTGCTGCGGACCTTGTGCCAGCAGGGAGGATTACAGATAAAGTCAACAGTGATCCTCGCCCAGCGCGGGGTGACCATTTCAAAGTCGATATCCCCCTCAACAGAGCCAAGATAGTATTTTTCGGGATCATACCATAGGCGCATTTCGGAGGCGTTAAGGAGCCAGCCCGCTATAGCCTGATACTTATTGACAAGATCATCCTTGCCGGTACCATTCAGGGCGAAGTTCAAGCGAATGGGTGATGCCTGGTACTGCCAATAGGTGCTTTCCACGGCGGTCAGATGCCCCGGACGAGGTTCCCTGTTCCGGTTGCGCCGGGGCAAAAGAAGAGGGGTGACACTCCCCAGCGTCAACCCCTTATTAATACTGCTTATCCCATCAAGCAAGGCAAACGGTTGTACGTTCATGCAGCCTCCTTAGTTCCCGGTACGCTTCATGCGGCGTTCCAGCTCATCCAGAACGTAGTCCGCGTCCTGCTGGCTGCCAATTTGAGTGTTGTAAAAATTCACAGTCATGCCGCCCCCGCTGACATTCGGTATAGATCTCCCGATCATGTCAAGCTGCCGCTGTACAGCATCTTGCATGCCGGTGGTGAGGGCTTCAAGCGTGGCGATGATAGCACTGCCGCCACTGGCAAGGCCGGTGGCCAAGTATTGCACAAGCGACGCCCCGGCATCTTCCCACGGAGAACCAAAGGATGCAATCAGGTCAGTCATCTGCTGTAAGTTATTGGACATGACCATGCGTAGGGCTTCCTGACGTAGATTTTCTTCGTCCATTAACTGGGAGTATTTATCCTGCACAGCGGCCTTTTGATCCTGAAGCGCGTCGATTTCAGCTTGCCGGGCGAGCTGGGCCTGCCGGCGCTGCTCGTCGGCTATCAGTTTGTCAATTTCCTGCTGCAGCTCGCGGCGTTCGCGTGCGGATTTTGTGGTGCGGAGCTGCTTCTGTTTATCGGTCAGGTTTTCTTCATAGTCCTGGGCACGGGCGGCTTCTTCTTCCGCATCAGTCTGGGCGCGCAGTATATCAATCCGATCATCCAGCGCGTCAAGTTCGGCGTCCTTTTCCTCCTGAAGGCGGTTCTTCAGAGCGGCCGCGATCTGACGATAGGCACGCTGTATGGCGCTGGATTGGGCCTGTAAAGCCGCCTCCTGCGCCTGTAGGACTTCCTGCTGCTGTTGCTGCTGCAGGGCATACATTTGTTCCTGCATGCTCCAAAGCTCTTCCTGCGTCAACTGGTGAGCGTTGATGATACCCTGGAGCATTTCAAGCTCCTGCTGTACCGTCAGCTCGCCTAGGGCTTTCTTGTGGTTATACAGGTCCATGTCGGTCTGGTACTGCTGCTGACGCAGGGCTTCGCGGGTATCGTACAAGCGCTCATCAATGTCGGCCAGTTCTTCAGCGTTCAGTTGATGGGCAGCCTTGATTTGTTCCAATCCGGCAATCTCGGCCTGCAGGGTAAGCTGGCCAAGCATTTTCTTGTGATCCAGGGAAGCATAAGCATCATCCAGGTCCTTTTTTCGGATCTCTTCTTGCACATCAAAGATGCGCTTTTCAAGGTCGCGTTGATCATCGACCTTCAGGGTGCTTGCTCCCCGACGGTTACGATATTTGGCTTCCAGAGCTTCCAGTGTGACAAGCTGCTGTTCAAGTGAAACACGCTTCATGTCTACTTCCTGTTCCATGGCGGCGATATCTTTTTGGAAAGCGGTTTGTCCGCCCCCGCCGCCCCCGCTGCTTTTGGCGCCAACGGAAGACAGTCCAAGAAATCGGCCAAGTGGAGTATTGGCCAAGCGGTTCCAAAAGCTTACAATTGAATTAAAAGCAGAGAAAAAGCCGGATGTCTCGATCTTGATATCTCCGCGCCTGTTAGCGGCCGCTATCAATGCAGACACAGCCGGCGTCAATCCGTTTATTTCATCCTTAGCCAGACCCATGCTGCCGGAGATGGTTGCGGCCATGGCGTCCAGGATGCCGATTGCCTCTTCCGGGCCCTTGGCAGATATTTTCGCGTCTCCCAGCATCTTATTAAATTCTTCCTGCGTGGCTGTGCCGTCTTTGGCGGCCTGGGCGATCTTTCGCCAATTGCGCACGTTCTCCGCCGCTGCCTGATCCATCGTAATGGATTTTTTTAAGACATCAACCTTTGCGGTAAGCTTATTCACTTCTGCCTGGAATTCTTTAGCACTGGCGGTCAGGGGATCAAACGAATTGCTTCCAACAGAAAAGTCAAATGCGGACTTCGATGAATTTGAAAGGTTTGAATAGGCAGTATCCAGATTAAAAATCTGTTCAGCAAGTTTTGTCGCCTGTTCATTTCCTTTCCCAAAGGCCTCAACCAGAACCCCCTGCATCGCTACAAGCGTTGCCCGGGTGGTTTGGTATGCCAACATTTGTGCCGCTTGCCGGTCGGTTAGAATTTGTTCCAGCTCACCTTGTGCGGTCAACTGGGAATTGATCTCGTCCAGCGTATCAACCTGGTCCTTTTGTAGGCTAGTAGTGGCAAGCACCCTATCCAGTGCGGCTTTATAGGTATCGGATTCCTGGATTCCGCTTTCCTTCTGCATGATGCGCAGGGCTTCTTGGGCATCCCTTGCATCTCGGATGCTGGCGGCAAGATTGTCGTAAGCAGAGATTTGGTCGTTTGCAGACTTCACAGCAGCGTCAAACGCTTTTGTGTCACCGGCGCGGAAGGCATCAAGAAACTTTGCAGAATCGAATTCCTGCATAGCAGTATACAATTCTTCGACAATGAACTTAAATGATGCAAGATCGGGATAAGTATCGCCCAAAGCTTTTTGAATATCCTTTGCTTCAAGCCCAAACGCATCCCCAATTTTAACAGCGCTCGACGCCAACTTGTTAAAAAAGTCTTGAAATTCCGACAGTTCGGCGTCCGTCAGCTTTTCACCAGACATTAACCGCTTGTAGTAGCCGTCGACTGCACGCTGAGCTTTACTGAGGTCAGCATTATCAAGGGAGTCAGTAAATTGAGCTATGAGGTTATTTGCAAAGGCATTTGCTTCCGCAGTATTGGTGAATCCCTTTTCAGCCGCATCGCCCCAAAGCTTCTGGGTAAGCTGCTTTGCAAAACCTTCCGTCGCTGATTCATCCCCACCAATCGCTTCTACCATTTTTGCGTTCAGCCATGTGGAGAATAGATCGAGTTCACCCGCCAATTCCTGCTTCCAAGCCTCTATAGCTTTAATCACATCGGAATCTTTCGGGTTTGCTTTCAAATATTCATTTGCTTCTGCAATAAAGTTCCGTACCGCATCGGGCCGTCTACCGGTAATAGATGAATCAATGGCGGTCCTGGCGTTTGCGGCATCAAGTTCTCGCTGTTTTTGAAGCTCGACTTCATTGGCTGCGATCTTGTCTTTGATGGCTTGCGTTACTGTTCCGTAAGCAGACGCAACACCATCAAGCGCCCCGGTTGTGATTCCGTACTGCTCTGAAAGTGTTTTTTCAATGCTATACATTTCCTTTGTTTCGCTATAGGAAAGCTTTTTCTTCCCGGACAGCTCCCGGTAGCGAGCGTCTAGCGAACTAAGCTCTGCGTTTGCATCCCTGTATCCATTTAACTCCTCTTTACGTGCCTGAGCTGCTTCCTGGGCGGCCTTGGCGGCGGCCTCCTGGTTTCGCGCATAGGCTGAATAAGCTAAAGAGAACACCCCAAGAGCTGCCCCGATTCCTATAAGCCACGGCATGGCCGCATGAATGCTTACACCAAATACAGTAGCGCTAGCAGCGGCCTTTGCAAAACTGATCTTCAACTGCTCAAGTGCGATAGAACCAGCAGGCAAAACGATAGCTAGCCCAAGCATGGCAACGCCGCCAGTAGTTAAACCGGCGGTCAGGGACGGAAGCGTATCAACCGTGCCGCGTAGAATATTCTGAAACAGCGTGAATCCTTCCGTCAGCAGCCCCACGACTGGGGCCATGCTACTGCCGTAACTCCTGGAAGTCAATTCGCTTGCCATGGCAGCTTCGGCCTGCGTGCCGGCTAGGGTCTTGCTGACCTTCTCAAGGTTCCCGACCATATGTTCAGTTTCAGTCATGATGCCGTTGTATTCGGCCTGGACCTTCTGCGCCTGGGTGAGGGATTCAACGCCTACACCTAGCTCCTTGGCGTACTCTTTCCACATAATGCTGACGTTTTTCGTAACGCCGGCATTATCCACCAAGATGGACATTTCGTTTTTCAAGCCTTCAGTGGCGCTTGTAACGGCCTGCGCAATGGACATACTTGCCTGCCGCCCTGTAGCGGCGGCGTCCTTCAGCCGATTGATGGAAGCAACCGCCTCATCCAGGGTATAGCCGCGTGAAAGAAGGTTCCTTAGGCTTGTAGCGGCAGCGGTCGCATCAAAGAACTTGTCAATCAGGCCATCAAGCCCCGTCAACAAAGCGTTTGAGCCGATGCCCTTACCCTCGGCGATAGACTGCACGCCGATGATGGCCGTCTGATACTTGGTCAGGGCATCAATGCCCCTGTCCACCGCACCCAGCACGATGTTAATCATCTTTCCGGCGGCAGCGGCAATGCCTGCATACGCCACAGACTGCATGGCGCTGGCTTCTTCGGCGGACTTGCCCATTTGCTGATGGCTTTGGGTCATCTGCTGCCCTGCCTTGGTAGTGGCTGTAGCAGCGCCCTGAACAGCCTTTGTTTCCTGGGCGGCAGACTTCTCCACGGCGGCCCCTGCCTTGTCGCTGCTGGTGCGCATTTGCGCCATGGCGGTTTCAAGCTGCCGGGCGCCTTCGAGCACACCGGTGGCGTCGGCCCGGATTCGCATGACAATTCCGCCTACATCCAATTCATTGGCCACAGTCCCACCGCCTTAAAATTCATCAGCAAACTTTTCTACTGGCTTGTCTTCTTTTTCAATCTTGTGCATATCGGCATATGCGTCCAAGACAAGCATCAGCTCGTCCAAGTAGTAATCGAGCATCATTTCCTGCTTGCTGATTCCGATTGACTTACAGGCGGCTGTGAGCCGCTGGAGCCAATACTCGCCTTCTTCGTAGTCGTGCGTAACATCGGCAGGACGGCGCTGCGCACGTTCATAAAAAAATCAGTCAGGTCGTTCAGCTTCCAGAAGGCCGTCCATACCTGCATCAATTCGGCGGGGGATAGTCTGTCACGAATGACCGCAATATCCACATCCATGATGGTGGCCATGATCTCTATGGCCTTGCCGGGTACAACGGAAAGCAGTCGAACGGCCAGTGCCCGGAAATCTTCCGACGTCAACACGGTGAGCTGCGCCAGGATATCGCCCGGCTTCATTCCGGGGAAAGCGTCCTCTATCAGGTCCATGAGGATCCCGCCAATGCGTTCCATGGCATCCAGGTATTTGCCGACCGGCATTTTCTTTATTTCAACACCGCACACCATCTGCGACACGGGTCGGGATGTTCGGATGCTTTTATCTCTTCCAAACATTGCTTTTCCTCCTACAAAGTCAGGCGGCGGCGCCCATGTTGGACACCGCCGCAATTGTCATGCCGCTATTACACGGACCAGGTAGCCGTAAGGGTAACAGCCGCAGCGGGCATGGTGACCGCGTGACTCTCGTCGTAGGTGTTTGTGCCGTCGCTCCAGCCAAGGAAGGTCTTGCCGGTCTTGACGAAGGTATTGGCAGCGGTGATAAGCGTTTCTCCAACGCACAGGGCAGCCTGCACGGGCGCGTCGCCGGTGGCACCTTCTCCAGCGGCATAGGTAACGGTGTACTTGACAGTGCCCACGATGGTATCCAGCCAGGTGATAGCAGCGCCTTCTGCCACGTCTTTGATGGCGCGAACGCGGCGATCCAGTTGGCGGCCCACACACAGGAATTCCAAGGCGTAAGTGTTGACATCGTTCGTGTTTTCCTTCACAGCCTTGTGATCAGCCTTGACGGACTGCAATTGTGCGTCAAAATACTGATACAGCCTGTACCCACCGTTGGACAGCAGTGCGGAGAAGGACAGCGCAACATGGGGGGCTTGGTCGGTTTCAAACTCCGACAGAACACCGTCAGCAAACGTTGCCCCGGCCAGCGCAGCAATATTGGCCAACTCCATTTCATTGACCACGATGGACAGGGTGGTGTCGGTCCAATCGGAACCGGTCTTGTAGTATCCATCGTCGCCGGGGATTTTGAACGATGCCTTGTTGTCAACCGGAGAACAGGACCGTGTGCCAACAAGCCGAATACCAGTAGCCGCGACCACATAGGACGCCAATGTATTGGTCGTGTGCGGGAAGTATTTCAGGTTGGAAAAGCCTTTCAATGCGATATCAGGCATCAAGAATCACTCCTTATGTTTTGCCCCATAGGGCGATTTCGGAATAGTAGGTCACCGTGGTTTCGGTTCGGTCCATCGGCCGGGGGAATCTCCTGGGGCGGCCGATGACCGCGCCAGGGTAAGTGAGGGGAATAGGGGTTTCGTTCGTGCCGCTGTCCAGCAGTGTAGTGATGGCCTGGCATACGGCGCGGGCCTGATCGGCATCGTACCGCCGGACGCGCACCTGCGCGTACCTGGTGCTTGTACCATCAGTGATAGGTGGGCCGGTGTGATCCCAGCAAAAAAGCCCGATGATTTCATCAGGCTCGGCAGGAATGAAGTCGGTAAAGATGTTAGTGTAACTCTTGGTTTCCAGGAAGGTTTTCACGGCGGCAAGCAATCAACCACCCCCAAAGAGCTTGGAAAGTTCGGCACCAAGCTGATCGCGCATGTTTTCGGCTTTTTCAAGCATTTCTTTTTCCAGATACTTCGCTTCACCGCCTAACGGGTGGTCAAACTCGACGTGCTCATGCTGAACGGCAGCGTATGGCTCGGGGAAATGCACGCTGCCTACAACCTGGTCGACCTGGGCTTCCACCTCATCGTAGGCTGTTCCACGCAGCGTTCCGGTTTCAATGGGAGCACGCTCAGCAGCGCCTTCGTGGATGTCTGATACGATATCTTGCATGCTATCCGCCGTCACATCAGACTGTTTTGATATGATCTGTCCAATTCGCGCTGTGACATCCGCCAGCCCTTTGAGGTATTGACCATCGGGCACCGCTTGAAGTGTTGCCATTATAGCCTCGCCTCCCTGTGATCGATGCCGCTGAATAGGCTGCGCTTTTCAGGCACATATTGCACCGGCCATTCCCGGGCGCCGTAAATGATCAGGTCGCCGGTGGCCACAACGGCAGCGGTGCGAAGGACGCCTTCGGAAACAAATTGCTGGCCGTCAGCCTTTGTGATCAACTTTCGGGAAAACTCCAGGCGTCCCTTGATGATGGCTGGGTCTTGGCCACGCGGGGGATTGTAGGTCTTCGTTCCACCGGCGTTGGTGCCGGTCAGGTGGCGTATCTGTATATCATCCGTGAACAGGTAATCAAATACACTCACCTGATGCTCACCCCGCTCCCGGTTTGTTTGGTGTAGCGCCGCAAGAGGGCAAGGGCCTGCGGGCTGTTGATAATGGCCACTGGGAAGCCGTGCGCATCTGTGTAGGATTCCGATGCCCCGCCAATACTGATTGCTTTTACGCCCTGCTGCTGGGCTCGCTTGCGAGATTCTGTTTCAGGCCGGGTCAACTCCAGGGCCTCCAGGCAACAAGCGTTTTTTATGTCGGTCGGTATGGTTTCGGGTGTGTATGACTCCACCCAGCCGCCCCTGGACACCGCATAGGCATCCAGGGAGTCGCCGGCAGATTGTAGGGCGGCTTCCTTGATCGGGTCGGACAGCGCCGCCCAGGCCGTGCCCGTCAGCCGGGCAGCATGGTATGCATCAGCGATGGTTTTATCAGCGTACAGCATGACGGGCACTCCTTTCAGGCGATTAGGCGGCGGCGATGATCGCGATGGAGTTGGAGTACACAACGCCCGCAGCGGTACCGGATGCAGTGACCTTGCAGCGCAGGAACTTGCCAACGTTGGCCACAAGCGGGGTGACTGTCGCGCTGGTGGCGCCGGAGATATCGGAGTAGGTGCCCAGTGCGGTAGCGGCCACCTGCCACTGATAGGCGAGGGTAGCGGCAGATGCGGGCGTACCGGTGTAAGTGACAGCCAGAGCGTCGGTTTCATCATTGACCTGTACGTTCCCGGAGAGAACAACGCCAGACAACAGAGGCAGTACTTCGGCGGTAGGCACGGCAGTCTCAATGTATACCTTCTTGCCGCTCTTGGGTTTGACAAAACTGGGATTGATGTTGCTGATCTTGGCGTGATACCATTCAGGGCCGTGGTCAAGTCCCAATTGGCCGTAGATCTGATAGGTATCGCCTGCGCCGGTCTTGGCCATAAGCTCACGGAAGAAGTTGCCTTTGCCGGGCACAGGCTGTTCAATGCGGCCAATCACAGCGGGGTTGAACAGGCCGATGGTGCCGGCGGGAAGGAACTCGCCCAAGTACAGGTTCACCAGGCCCAACGGGGTCAGGACGGATGAAAGCTTGATACCGTTCATGTCGCGGGCGGCGGGAACGATGGTCAAATCGTTGGCCTGTGCGTCGGCGTTCAGTTGATACATAGATACGGCATCCATCCACAGTACCAGGCCGTTCAGCGTGCCGTTGGCCTCATACACCAGCTTCATCAGGTCCGCCACATCCCACAGTGTCAGCGGACGGCCGTCCAGGTCCATCAGATTGGACGTGATGGCAGCAAGCATACCGCGGGTTTTATTGATTTCGGTAGAAGCTGCAGCCTTGTTATACACACCGCGAATGAAGGTGTACTCAATGTCGCGGGCAATCTTGTCCATCTTTGCCGCTACCTGAAAATCAATCTCGCTGATGGGGTTGGCCTGCTGACCGGCGGCATTCAGGCCGGAAAGCGTGCCCATATTGGACTGCTTGGCATAGCTGTCACCAACAGTCTCCTGGAAAATTTGCGTTACGTTGGTCTTTTGGGACCGCGTAACGTGAGATGCGGCAGGAGCTGTCAGGGAAGCGGTTTCGCTGATAGCCGGCTGTGCGCCACCTTCAGTCGCGTATTCCTGGCCAGTAACAAACTCCACATGGTTGGTCTGCTTAGCGTTGGCCGCAATCATGGAAGAGAACGGGGTGCGGGTGTTGCCTTTGTTGAACAACATACCGGAATAATTGAGAACATCGGACGTTACGATTCCAGCGGGCATGAAATATCACTCCTTATTTTTTAGTTGCTTGTTCCGCCTGCTGGCGGATAAGGGATGCCACGAGCGGCATGTTACCGGTTTCGCGTGCAGCATCGATCTGCTGCTGTATGCCGGTAGCAGTAGCACCGCCCGGTGGCGGGTTGAATCCTGGGTTGGTTGCCGCGGGGGGCGGGGTCTGCTGCTGGGCATCGTCAAAGAACTCGCCAAAGTCGGTTTTGATCTTGGCAAGCTGTTCCTTTAGGTCTTTCGTATGGTCCAGTTTGTCATAGACCTGATCAAAGAACTTGCCTTTGACACCTTTGAAGTCTTCGCTTGCGCGTGCTTCGGTGCGCTTTTTGAAGCCTTCATGCGTCTCCTGCAGCTTGATGTAGTCCGGGTGCTTGGTGATGTCTGGTGCGGTTTTCTTTGCTTCATCGAGCGCCTTTGTTACTGCATCGGCGGCGGCCTTGTCGGCATCGGATTTGGTGAAGTAACCTTCCAAGATTTCGTCACGGCTGCCCATGATGGCATCGATGTGCTCCTTGGGTACGCCCAAGTCAGCAAGGATTTTTCTGGTAAGTGGCATTTTACGTCCTCCTTTTACGCCCGTAGACGGTGGGCGAATTGTGGCAGATAACGCACTGCCGGGCGAGTGATTTTGCATATGTAAAAAGCGCCTGCCCTCTCGGGTGGCGCTTGATGACATAAACAGATTATTTAGTTATTGACAACGCTTCAGCTTCGCTGATCGGTTCAAGAAGCTCCATGACGCTTGAACTGCCAACCCGGTCTGCCTCGTAACCAATGATGCGATCCATCAGAATATGATCCTTATCAGGGACCCAACCTTTTCCGGACTGAAAAATGGAGCAATCAAACATGCTGTCCTGCCGGCCAATTATTCCTTTGTCCTTTATCCGGTAGTAATTTGACATGTTATTTCACCCTTTCAATGCCTTCAGGTCGAGTAAGAGAATCAGACAAGCGTTGCATTGCTGTTTCCAGTGGCCTGCGCTCCGGATTGCCTATGGGCAACACACGCCATTGCTCGTACAGCTTATGCATTTCGCCGTTTTTGAGTTCAAAGCTTTCAGGCGTGTGATACTGCATTTCGAACTTTTGCCCATTTGGTGCTGTAATTGTTGTGTTTACACCCTTATAAGGGTTCATGGGGTTGAGCCAAGTGTTCTTGATCTCAATTGTATTATATCCGTTTTGGGAAAAGGTGTCAATCGAAGCAAGGGCTTTGTCTGCAAGCGATTTTGGGGAAGCTGTAAGGGTATACCGTACAATATCCTTAACCTCGTACTCATTCCCATCAGGACTGTAATTGGCTTCAACCTTGCGAATGTATGAATCCTGGCTCTTGATTCGATATTCTAGGCCCGCAGGCTTCATGCCAACCATGTGCGCCGTCTGCTTCACTGCGCGGGTAATTTCCGGCTCATTTGCAACGGCGCGATTATAATACCCCATAGCTTTATACTTGGCTTGCAGCTTACCCCAGTTCTCACCGTCAGCGGATTTCATGGCTCGGAAGCCGCTGAAAGTCTTTGGCGCATTATCTCCAAGGCGGGCTTTGTACTTCTCCCACTGCTTTCGGTCCCGCAGCCGTTCGGACAGCTTCTTTTGTGCGGCGTTGTATCGGTTGATTTCAGCCTCGCCGCGCGGATCGGTGTCGAAGGGCTTGCCAGCACTCTGAAGCGCTGCCTGCTTCTCCTGCTCGGTCTTCTGCCCCCACACATAGGGCAGCAATCTATGAGCACAATTCGGATGCACCGTCTTGTACGTTGGCCATCGGGGCATACCCTGGGCGATGAAAGGGAATGCCTGCCGTTCATCTCCAGGTTGGAAGTCTTTCAACCTGTACACCCGGCCCTGACGGGGTGCGCAGATCTTGCAGGTGGTGCTATGGGCACTCATCTTCACCAGGTACTCGCCCATCTCGGTCATCTGATTGATCGTGCCGGTGTTGGTGGCCTCTGCCGTTGTGGTCCTGGCCACCAACTCTGCGTAACTGTCCACCCGCATGCTGCCCCGACCATTGCGCCAGGGAACGGTGAAGAACTTTTCGTCAATGAGGACCTTCTGCATTTCCTTGTTCATCTGATTCCAGGTGAGGTTTTCACCAAACTTACGGGTGGTCATAAATAGCCCGATTTCCCGGACGGTATCAGCGGCCTGCCGGGCAATCAGGTTATTGGTGATGAATAGGTAGCCCTGCGTGTTATGCACCAGCATCTCAATAGCTCGGGTGTGCATACCCGTAAACGCGCTATAGGCAGGCATGACGGCAGTGGGGGAGATGATCTTGTATGCATCCATGGCACCGCCGATAAACGATTCCTGTACTGCTGCCTGGGTCCATTCCTTTACGGTTTTGTTTAACCTGCCAATCTCCACGTCAATGGCATCCAGCAGGGCACGTTCCTGATCAGCGCTGCGGCCCCAGAATACCCGGCGCTTGATCTCTTTGATAAGGCGATCCCGGCTGGACATGTAGGCGCTGATTAGCTTCTCGGCGTAGGTCATACACCTTCATCAACTCCATCCTGTTTATCGTCTTCAGTAGGTTCATCAGGCTCTTTGCTGGGCTCCAGCATTGCCGCCATAGCCGCCGCCTGCTCGTCCAGGATGACTTCCAACTCTTCTTCGGCGTCTTCCTCGGACATCTCGTCCAACTCCATGATGGCCCGTTTGGTACTCTGCGTCTGCTTGCTGCCGGTACGCATGTTGGCAATTTCGGCCATCTCCTTGGGGTCACGGGGTAGGGGATCAGGCCAGTCGATGGAAATAGACTTGCCCACAAGGCTTGTCCCTGACACTTGGCTGGCCAGAAGCAGCGCTTTCTTGATAGCCGCCGCGAAGTTGTTTCGCAGGCGGGCAATTTTACTGATTGCGTTGTACAGCATCCGGCGCATTGCCGCCCCGGAAGGGATGGCGCCGGACTTGTCAGACAGGTCCGACAGTAAAGAGCCCATACCCGATATGACGCGGATCAGCTCGATCACCTTTTCGATGTACTTATAATTGGCCTCAAGCTCGGCGTCCCAGGTGATGTACTCGATCTTCCCTTGGGTCGCTCCGGCTTGATTGACAAAATACTGCCCAGGGATAAACGTCTTTTGAACATTGCCGTCTGCGTCCGTGGTGATCTGCAATGCGTCTTCCGGCCCCTGCATCGTGGGGTTGGTGTGCCGGTCCAGCACGGTGGCGATCTGCGCCATGCGCACTTCCAACTCACACACCAGAGCTTGAATATCAGCATAATCATCGAAGCCATGCACCCGATCAGATGTGCGCAGGTTAGGCACGGGGATTACCGAAAAGTCGGTCATGCCGGTTTGAACGATGCGCTTTTTTCCCGGTGTTTCGGTTACAAGCTCTCCGATCCTGCCGCCGTACAGCTTGTGATCGCGTATCTCATAGCTGCCTTTGCTGTGGATCTCAATGCGCAGGTACTGTTCCGGAGGCACGCCAACCACTGATGAAGTGCTGTTGACCACGTAAGGGGTAGCCAGCACATGGTACTGCACGCGGCGGATGTTCGCACCGTCCACGACTGGGTACCATACGTCGGGCCTGGACAGGTCAATGATGCCTTTCCCGCCTTCATCACGCACCAGAAGAAGGCCGTCGCCGAACCGGCTGACATCCAGGGCACATGTGTACAGCGTGTCTTGCAGGGCACTGCGTTCGGTTATGTCCTGTGCTGCAAGCATAGCGGGCGTATCGTTTTTGTCGCCTGCCACAATACCTGGGATCTTGTTGAATAGCAGCCCGGCAGTAGACACGCTGATCAGCTTGGGGAAGTTGACAACCACCTCATACGACACTGCCGGCGTAGGGATGCCCGAATCTGCTGCCTCGCGCATGATTCGCTTGAATGCTTCCGCAAACACACCATTGTTGATCCCGGCATGTTCGGCCTCGAACAATTTGCGGTTGTCGATATATGTCTGCATGCGGTCCTGTTCGCTCACGGGCGGCCAGGCAGCGCCGGTCTGAATAAATGTCAAATCAGTCAACATAAAAAAGTCATCTCCTTACTGGCGCAGCGGCCGCAAAACCAAGTTTTCCACCAGTTGATACAGGCTCCACGCCGTACCGACCGGCATCAATGGTGTGGTTATTTTTGTCTGGATACTCAGCAAGGAAGTTACCGAAGCGGTCCTGCTTATACTCATAACCTGAATACTCACGGGCAACATTTGGGCACAGGATTGGATCGATCCAGATGCATGCCAGATCTTGCAGCCAGCGCATACCGTGCTCGACACTGCCCGCGCCTTTCTTGGCCGGCAATGCCCGGATGCCGCGGCGCTTCAGCTCGTTGATCATGCGCGGGTCTTCATTGTCGCAGGTGATGTACTCGACTCCGATCAGTGCCATGACTCTCTCAGCCAGTACATCGGCATTCATTCCTGACCCGTACACCTCGCCAGTGAAGTACAAGGTTCGAAGTTTCGAAGAGTAATGCATCCTGACAACGGCATCCGGATCCCCGGCAAATCCAAAGTCCTCGCCGTTGTAAAAGCGGTCAAACGTCTTGCGCAGATCTTCGGGAATGGATTCAATCTTGAGATTGTCGAACACCTGGCCGCCAGTCCCGGTGATCTCGCCAAGGTAAATATGACGGTACGCCTTCTCATTTGTGGCCTTTAGTGCTTCTGCTGCTTCCAAGAAAGAAGGCCCCAGCCATTCAGGCGGGACCTGCGTATAATCACTGTGATGCACCAGGCGGCCGGGGACAGGGATCAGGCATTCGGCGTTGGTCCAGTTGTTTGCCGACTTTGGTGGGTTATAACTGTAAAAAGTAAATGCATGCCCGCCGCCGCGAATGATGCTGGCCTTGATTGTCCGGATGTCATCCAACCCAGCGAATTCGGTCAGCTCTTCAAACCAGAGGTATTTGAAATAACCTTTTTTGAGCTTGATGGATTTGCTCTTGCCCGGGTCGTCAGCTCCGCGGAACATGATCCGCTGCCCTGTAGGCATGTAGATGATCTCCATGGGGCTGACCTTGCACTTGAACCAGGGCCCCAGCTCCAGGGCGTTGATGGCCCATTCTATTTGCTCGTATACGCTATCGCGCAGGGTGTCGGCAACCTTACGGTAAACGATGGCATTGGCTTCCGGATCGCGAACAATGCCCTGCACAATCTCAAGGCTGATGAACGAAGATTTGGCGCTGCCGCGCCCACCCTTCAGCCAGTACTCACTGTATGCCTCCCGGCGGATGTCCTGATGTACGGTATAAAACGCCGGCCCGGTGATCTGCGATATGCGGATCTCAGCCACTGCCACCACCACCGATATCGTCCACGATCTTCGGAAGGCTGACGTTTAGGTTTATGTCATCCTTGAACATGCCCAGATGCCTGCCCAGCAGCTCTAACGACTTTGTTTTGTCGCAGAGCTTTACTTCGCGCTCAATGCTGGGATAATCACCAAAAGTCTCTTTTACCTTCACTGATGCAATCGCTGCTATGTCATCGGCGTCGGCATCCGCTTTCACTGTAGCGTCCTTCATGTTGATCACGTCCGACGCCTTAATAAATCCGATGCGGGCCAGCTCCTGAACAACGCGATCAGCGGATATACCGACACGCTTTGACCTTTCGGCTTTAAGTTCGTCTATACGCGCACGGATACTAGGCTTTACCATAAGCTGCGCCGCGTTCACGTCAGCATTCTTCGATGCATAACCAGCACGGATGTAAGCCCGTGTCTGTATCATGTCAATCATGTACTCTTGGCAAAACAATTCATGCTTTGCATTTTTGAGTTCAGGCACAGGCTCACCACCTTTCAAACAAAAAAGACACATTGCTGTGCCTTTTGCCGTATCCTTGTTTGTTATTCATTATCATCCGGTGGAAATAATCCGGGTGGCAGATGTAGCTTTTGATTACTGTATATTGCATCACCTGGATAACCTCTGGACTCAAGCAATTTTGTTGTTATTTCATCGTACCCATCCGTGTCTTCAAATTCACCCGGGATATCTTCATGCTTTACTATTCTCGACGGGATACCTTCACAAATGTCAAATGAAAGCGTGTATTTTCTTTTCAT